GCTCTTTTGAGACCTTTTCCGTGTTTTTTCCTCAGTAAGGATTACATAGGCGTTTCGGGTAAATGAAATGTTGAACACTCTTAATGGAGGTGTTTTTCCAGGTTATTCTGGTTTGTACAAGTTTATTGACACAATTTGTAATTTAGTTTAGTTTGTTATTTTGTTTCAGATGTATACATTCCACCTTCCGGGGACGCTCCGGATTAATAGAAAGCTTGCTGGGTGGATTGTCGTATATATCTTTGTGATTTAAATTTTGGCTTCAGGTGCATTAAAAGACCGGTTGGAATTTAATATAATAAATTATTAGTAAATTGTCTGAGTAAATCTTTGTTACGACAGTGCTTGCACGGTGACAAAGTCGGGGTGAGAAGAAAAAACGTTGATCGGGTGTGGGACGCACACCGATGCTAGCAATAGTTTCCCAAGTTAATCCATTCTCACTGAGCTACAGCTCAACCCTATTTAGGGTGGTTATGACAGTTATGTCATTTGGAATGTCCGCTTTTTCCTGTATCGAAAAAACAACAAAAAATTCAAGCTCTAGAATCTAAATTGAGCCAACTCGCGAGTAAGAAGCAGAAACAACTGATTGTTGTTAAATCCGCTCCTAGGAAGTCCCGCCCTTCCAATGCTAAACAACCTCATGCGTATTTAAAATTGTTGAAAAATCCTTTCGACAATGCTAGTTTTGGGGCTAAGGTTAGCGACCCTTATAGTTCCTATACAGATAGTTATAAGCTTCATGGAGAATTTAAAGTATATGCTCCTGTTAGTATCTCTACTGCCGCTTATGTCTTTAAGCCTAATCCATTTTTGTCTGTGATTGATGTTCAAAGTTGGTCTGGCGGTACTTCTACTAGTTCAGCTGCCGGTTGGACTCAAAATCCCAGTAATAGTTCTTTCTGGAGTTCAACTACACCAGCAGCCTTAGATAATGTGATGAGTAATTACCGTGTTGTTGCAATGGGTCTTCGTATCCGTTTAGAAATACCACAACAAGTTTGTACAGGTCGGATGATTGTTGCTCGAGCTCCTCGATGCCGTCCGGACCCACCGTATGCCATCACTTCAGCTCATACGTTGACATATGCCACACAGACTTCTGCCTATACTCCAATTACCACTTATCCAGTTAATCCGTTAGCTAATTCTCCTTTCTTGTTGGAAACTCCTGAAGCTGTAGAATTCTCAATGATCGATCTGATTGGTAACGATCTTACTATCATCAATCGGCCAAATTCTTATGAAGCCTTTAATTTTTGTGACATCCCACAACTTCCTATTGTTGATGCTAGTAGTGATACTATAGGTAATGATATTTTTATCACTGGCGCTGGTGTACCTCTTACGTCTTCTCGCGACGACAGTGGCAGTGGTTGGGACGACATTTATATTTATTTTGATGGTCTTCCAACTACAACCGTACCAGTTTGTAACATTGAGTATATCCTCCATTTGGAGGGTTCACCAAATATTACATCTTCTACATCTATCACAGCTGTTCCGTCTCATCCTCCGACTTCTCCATTGGAGTTTTTATCAACAGAGACTATTATGAGGTCGCTCAATGGTGCTGCAAAGATGATGTTCAAAACAGCTCCTGAAGCCTATACCAATATGAGTGGTAGAAATTTGCTTCGAGATACTTCAACAGGCCTAGCTTTAGCTTTAAAACGCCCTGCTCTCGCTCGTGCAATTCAACAATACTAAGGATGAGATTGATGTTTTTACTTCTCTAACAGCTATAGCCACTTGTTTGTTGGCTGTCGCAGCTTGGTATTCTATCATTATGACATGGCATTGCCCATTATGCCTTGTGTCTGAATCCACCGTAATTCAACGCTTGACCAATGAAGATTTGGTTTAGTTTGGTGGTTTAAATGTTGACAAAAAAATTATACTTTATATACTAAGATTGAGTATGTTAAGTCTCTCGTGATTTACGGAGTATGGAGTAACACCTCCCTTCAGTAGCTGGTAGAACCATGTACTGATGTTCGCTAGTTCAACAGCAAATAATAGTTGATACGAGTAGGATCCTCGTCGATAACTGAAATGTATTCAATCCCCTCATAAAAAATGCAACCCCCGACTTCTTATCCGTCCGTAATAAGTGCCTACGCAAAGAGCGTGAAACCAACTCCCTCCAGTGGGCTAGCCAGAAACAATGCTGTATTGCATGTAGAGGCTGCTAAGAATAGACGTAAACAACCGTTTTTAGCATCCTCTGCGCATAAAGCAAAGAAGGGTAATCCCCTTCAAATTCTGCCCCCACCGATCGTGGATATAGTAGTTGATAGAGTAGATAGTGTAGAGTCAGTTTATAAGTTTCTTGGTGCGTACATAGACCGCAGCAGTGTGTTATTGTATATTGGTAAAGATAAGTTTGTGGTAGTTGATAGCAGTGAAGTGAGTTATTTTTTATGTGGGAAATTGCCTTTAAACGCTGAGTATAAGTGTTTTGAAGGCTCAAGCAAATTAATTTGCAAAAAGTTTTTAGGAGTAGTTGACATACCGAATGGGAAGTTGGTTGTCAATGGTGACGTTGAGTATATCCAGTATCTGCTGGATTACATGCGTCGTACTTTCTCCTTACCCGGGTATGAATCTCGCAATTATAAGGGTATGTTGCGTACTCTTTACAGTGAGTTTCATATGATCCCACCTCAATGGGTCTATGGTAGTTATTTAGTGTACTGCCATAGTATTGCCTCTTTACAGAGTGTAGAACCCATTTTGGACGTCACGTCAGCTTTGCTTGTTGCGAATCGCAATTTGCTTTCTGTCAAGACTCAGCTATTGGCAGAAGTACCAGTAGCAGAGTGTGAGTTACCATGTAATTGGAAATTCAATTGTCGCTGGAAGATCAAGAATTCTCGGGGTTTCTTTATGAATTACGTCGGAAATAGTGTCTCGCTATATCCCACGTTTACCACCTCTTATAGTGTTGGTATTAAATTCATGCAAATTAGTATGTGTCGATTAGTAGGAAGTAAATGTTTTTCCTACTACGACGTTAACGGTGGAAATGCAACTCAAGCTTTAGCGCGATATTTTAAATCTCGTGATTCTGAAGATGAGTTGTTTGCTAACCAAATTCTGTTGTTGACACATGCAAGGCATTATTTTGATTTGAATCATTTTCTCTCCTTAGGTGGTGCGAGTATTGAGTCAAATCAAGATGCCATGGATGTTGTTAAATTTAAACCAACAATCCCACTCCAGGTTTCCGCCGGCAGGAAATCTTGGGAGGCCGTACAAGTTCCATTGGATAATAGTGATTATCGGTGGGACGCATTTATGAGGTATTTACGTGATTCTTCCACTCCCTACAGACGGGATTGGTCATTGAATTCAATGTTAAAATCTTTTGTACGTTGGGGTAAACAGATGGTTAGCAGCAGTGTAGCTGCAGTCAAGAAGTTTGTGTTCGTTCAAATACCATTATACTTAGCGTTGGTGGTGTATGATCCTTTATACAGATTTTATGATCGGAGTGATTGGCTAAAACAGCGTGTGCAATTACCTCATCCAAGTAGGTTGCGGTATGAAAATTATTACTCCAGCGATAAATCACTGGAGAAAATTTTGCACAATGCTGGTGAGTGGGAATCCAAAGTTAAACGTGAGGCAGGTAAACCCGG